TTTCGGAGCCCCTCGGGGAAAAACCCCTTAGCCGTAAGGCTAATCTAGGCTGAAATGCCTTCTCAGTAACTTAACAGGAGGAGCGTATAGTGCCCACTCGTAATTATCCGGAAGCACACATTTTGTTTGCTGGCAACCTCTCATATCCTGGCAGTGTTTCCGAGCCTACCCTTGGTTGGGTAGTTCGGTACGCTGACAATTATGTGAGTGTTGGCAACAATATACCAGACTGGCGTCGACGAATTGCTAACCACCAAAGTGCTACAACAAGCCTTACTGGCTTGAAGTATACTTGGGGGCGTGGCAATAATCTCACGCGTATCTGGACAAAATGGGTGAATACGAATACGGGTGTTATCTATGAAGGAACTCGCTTTAATGATGGGTTTATTAGTACCTTTCCTAATGCGGGTCCCTCAGCTCCTACTATGACAGCTGCTGAGAGTCAAGCTTCCAAGCGTTGGTATAGCCAGGTGCAAGATGCCTGCCAAGCCTTTCAAGGCGGGGTAGCTCTTGGTGAACTTGGTGAAACCCTTCGCATGATTAAGAGCCCTGCTAAAGCTTTCCGTAACGGTCTGGATTCGTTTCTCGGCGCTGCCAAAAAGCATCGTCGTCGACGTGGTCCCGATCGTATGAAAGCTGTCGCAGATACGTGGCTTGAGTATGTCTATGGCTGGGCTCCCCTTATCAATGATATCGATGATGCAATGAATTACCTACATAAACGTCAGAAGCAGCTCGAGTCTCCGACTCGAACAATTACTGCTAATGGCGAAGGTAGGGAGGTCATCATCACCGTACATAGTAGGGGGGGTCAAGGGTCAAAGACTTTTGCTCAGGTACGTACTACAGCGAGCCGTAAGGTTCGCTATAGAGGTGCTATCTTCACGGAGCAGCAAAATCCCCAACTGTTTACACCGAAAAGTCTTGGCGTGAGCCTCGACGATTTTGTGCCGACAGCCTGGGAGCTGATGCCGTGGAGTTTCTTAATCGATTACTTCACCAATATAGGAGACATACTTCAGGCGTTTTCGCTCAGGAAAACGAAGCTGGCGTGGGGATGTAGAAACGTCCGGGATTACACCCGACGTGAAAACATTTACCTTCACCAAGCTCCGATTACTGAGTATACGCCCGTCGGTGTTCAACTTCTTGGTTTCGAAGTAAGTGGAAGCACTGGAGGTCCAACTGAGAGGACCTATGTGTTGCGTGAAGCAATTACTTCCGTGCCACTCCCCGCCCTTCAATTCGAAGTTCCGGGTGTTGGTACTAAGTGGGTCAATATGGCCGCATTGCTCGCGTCGCGCAGAAAGTTCACTCCCTTTTAACTTTACTATAGGAGTACAGTCAATGACTGTCAATGTAACTTCTCCCATTACGGGGTCAGCCCAAACGGGTCTTACCAGTCCTACCTACACTCACGTGTCGATGGCTGGTCCAGATGCAAATGTCAAACAAGTCGCGGTTACCGCCCTTGGCGGTACTCAGACCGGTGTTGACGTGCATTCCGTAGCACGGCCGTTCACTGTTGCCTTCTGGTGGCCTAAGATTCTCCGAATCTTGCCCGCCATTAACAACAATGGATCCCTCCCTAGTGTGCCTATGAACGTCTACAAGCTTATCACCCGTAAGGGTGTTACGCCTCTGGATGGCCAACCAAGTCGTACCATGCTGATCAGTACCTCTATTGAGGTTCCTGCCGGCGCTGATACGGTTGATGCGCCAAACGTTCGTGCGGCCCTCTCGGCACATATCGGCGCTCTGTCTCAGCAGTCTGCTGGGATTGGAGATACCGGGGTGAGTGGGGTGGCATAATTGCCGCCTCGCTTTCTTTTATGTACCGTAAGGTATCAAAAACACTAGAGAGGAAACGCCGATGGGCTACTTACACCCTCGTGCTCTTTTTTCTGATCTTCTGCAAGATCTCGCCGGAAGCCTGCCAGATGACGTCATCGCTACTCTCGCGAGTAGTGGTGTTGTTTATGACAGGTGGCCCGGTATAACTCCAACAGAGATTGAGGCTCTGCAGTTAGCAAATTCCTTCCTGGCTAAGTGCCAAGATGAGATTAGCGTTACTGCGGACCAAAATGCACTGACTAAGTTCCTAGACGTTAATACGCGTGTAGGGGCCTGGAGTTTGAACCTGGAAACTTCATGGGACGAATTGCTTGTAGGTGAGCTAAAAAGCGTAATCTACGAGTTCTTCTATCCTGGAGGTTCCCCCCTGATCCATAGCTTCGATCATATCCTTGATCATCTAGCTGTGGGACCCGGGGCAGCCATTGGATCTAAGGGGCAAGACCTTTACACAAAGCTCTTTGCCTCCGATCTTTCGGCGACAGGTCGACACTTGCACTGGGCGTACCAGAGCTACTTAAAATGGCGTCCTCGGTGGGCCGCTGCGGAGTTAATCCGCGCCGACCGTCTTGGACAGCCAAAAGTAGTTGAAGGTAACCGACTACGGTTTGTTCCGAAGAAACGGGATATCTCTAGGACCATCGCCATTGAACCCACACTAAACATGTGTTTTCAATTGGGGATTGGTTCCATACTCGAAGACCGCCTTAGGGCATTCTTCGGGATTGATATCAAGCGTCAGCCTGATATTAATAGAGAACTTTGCCGTAGGGGCTCTGTTGACGATAGTTTTTGTACTATCGATCTCGAGAGTGCTTCCGACTCGATGTCGCTCGAAATGCTACGCTCTGTATGCCCGGCTAATCAATTGGCCTGGCTTGTAGGCTGCAGATCAAGTTCTATCGATCTACCTGATGGTAGAAAAGTGCCGCTTAACATGATCTCTACAATGGGTAACGGTTTTACGTTCCCTTTGCAAACCATGTTATTTGCAGCTATCGTTACTGCCGCTGCTCGTGCGAGGGGTTTCCCCCTTCGAAGGCCACGAGCAGATAGCGACGGAACCTTTTCAGTTTTTGGGGATGATATCATTCTCCCGACTAATTGCCACTATGTACCACTTAGGTCTCTTGTCTCTGGCGTTAAACGTCAAGACGAGGTAACTTTTGTGGATTATAGTCAAGCCTTAAGTCGGGATGTGCTACGCCTCCTTAACCTGCTAGGTTTTGTCGTGAACAGCAGTAAGTCCTTCTTTGAAGGACCGTTTCGCGAGTCTTGCGGTTATGACTCCTTTCAGGGTCATAATGTGCGCGGTGTCTATCTCAAGACCCTACGCACTCAGCAAGACCGTTACGTCGCCATTAATACCCTTAATCGTTGGTCAGCACGCTCTTCCATAAAGTTAGAGCGTACTGTAAAACGGCTCGTCACCTCGGTGCAGCGCAATGCTGTGCCTCGGTGGGAGTCGGACGACGCGGGCATTAAGGTTCCATTCTCCATGATTGCTAAATTCCGCCTTGATAAACATACACGCAGTATTTTATACCGCAAGTGTGTTGTCAGGACCCGGAGTTTTTGCGTCAAGGAAGGTGGACCTATAGAAAGAACAGGAGGTTATAACCCTGATGGGTTACTCCTTGCATTTCTGTATGGCACCGTACGGACCGGTAGAATAAGTATCAGAAGTGGTACTCCTCTCTACCGAAATCGATTTGG